CTCCAAGGAAACACAGTTTCCATCTCCTCACGTAGGAAAACCTACATCATGAGTAAATCATGATCCAGCGGCGTTTCGACTTAAAGACGCCGCGCTTTACGCTGGTGTTAAAGTCCAGAATTACTTCTTGGACTCCATCAGCAATTGTCCTTGAGTGCGAATATGCTCTCGGACATATCGGTACCATTGGTCGAATCCCAAGCATATATTTGCTTCGGACAGGATTGTATGATCTCGATATGCCTGATAAAGCAGTTCGACCTCGCGGATATGCTTCGGCATCCAGGGACTCTCCAGCTCGAGCCAGCGTCTCGGTCCGTTTAGATCCAATGGATCTAATAGGATTTCGAGATATTGACCGTTGCGAGGAAATTCCCCATTTGCTAAGGCACGAGATTGCGTCTCCATCGATTTCATCCTTTATTTTAACAGGTTGGAATTGAATTCTTTTCTGTTCCCATCCACAATTCGCTGCATTAAATCGCAGATTAGTTGTAAATAGGTAAGAAAAGAAGGCTAACCCAGGTCTCAAAATTGAAGACCTAGGGATAGGGTGACGAATCTCACTGCACATCCAATCACGGATGCACTGTGCGATCGTCCACTGACCAGCTAAATAAAACTGATCAGAGACGGAAGCCCAGGACATCATAGATTTGGGTGTCCATTGTGATGGCAAGTCCGGAGGGATTTCGCGGGCATAGATCGGCAAAACCGACGTACCGTTAAAGAAATCACTCCCACATGACTCTCGAAATAGTGAGTTCCGAAAGCTTTTGTGCTTGTTTACCTTCAAGCCATAAGACTCTAGGTAAGCCATCACCGCGTCCGTATACCGTACGGGAATAATAATATCATCCCCGTATATATCTATTAGAGACGAAAATCTCTGAATAGACGGTCCACTCGGACGTATACCGTCGAACGAATGCATACATGCTTGAATAAGCGTGTAAAAGATCATAGCCTCAACGGGAAAGCATAATGCTGAACCCATTGACGCATATTTTCTTAGAACTACATTCGTTCCATCCGGTAACGTAGCGTGTAGAGAACGAGCATCGTCGAGATAATCGGCGATACCCGAACCCTTAAAGACTCTCCTAACAAGTTCAAAGTGAACTCGATCGGAAGCGTCCTTAAGGTCTATCGTAGCAAGGCTACGGTCGATACTACACGAATGAGCGAGTCTTTGGTTAACCGTTTGATCCGAAAAACGAATGGATCGCTTGGTAAACCTATGCTTCTCAAGTTTTTCTACTATGTAGTCCTTCAGCGACTGCTGAACATACTGCATAGGGGATGGCTCGATTGCAATGACTCGTGGAGCGGTCAAGGTCTTTGGGACAAAGACAACTCGAACGGGAATTTCTTCCGTTATCGAGCGGAATCTGAGCCCAAATTCTTGGCCGGACTTACTTCTGCTTCCTTCTTCGGCGTATCCGAAATTTGGATAGGCGTGGAGGTCTGCAGGGTAAGTGAACTCCCACCTGTCGTACCAATCTGTAAACCGATGCCTTTCGTTAGAAAGACGACGATCTGCAGTGACGCCAGGACCATGATGGCAAAGAAGATTATCAGGATCAACCTCAGAAAATATTCGAGGCCAAATGATTCTGCTGATTTCCTCAAGGTAGTTATCCTTTCTAAGGATGCTATCCTCCATCAACTGGAGTTCTCCTTCTATTGCTAGATACTGAGAGATAGCTGCAGACTTTCGTCTATCAGTGCACTCGATCCTAAGCTTCTTAAAGAAGCGACAGATCTGCCGAATGTAAAATATACACTCAGCATCAGGACTTTGCAATAGCTCTCCAGAGAGCTCAAACACACGTTTGAAGAAACCTCCGAGAAATCGGGGGAGCCTTCCGTGCCTACTAAATTGAGTAGGACACGAGAAACGCCCATTCTCGATGCCTTGTTCTAAGGCATCAGAAAGAATGGGGAGAGTTATCGTCAAGAATGATAACCCTTCGTGTTTGAAACGATGTCTCAAAGTTGAGACATCGCGTTCTACGGACAAGTCTAGATCCATCGAAGCTTGTGCTAAGATGGCCTCAGAGAGCATGGTCGGTCGTTTCATCATAAACCTCCTTTAGAAGAGGAAAATGAACCGTCCAACATAGCATCATGTGTATGAAGGTATCTGAATACTCTGGCCGGATTCGAACCGACCCAGAGTACTTTCTAGCTTACCTCGGTACTAACAAATTAGTACGGGAGTAAGTTAGAACTGACCACCGAGGACTTTATTGTACGCGGCACTATCGTACCACGTCTTCAAAGCATCGATGAGATACCCGATCTCAGCATCCGTATACCCGTATTTAGGTTCGTCAATGACGAAATAAACACTCACGCCAAGATCCCTATTCAAACCAGAAATGGGATCTGCCACAACTTTATGTTGTGACAACCGGACTTCCCGGCGAAAGCGTGAAGCAGAAACATTCTGCTTGGTAGTAAGGGTGGTGATACCGTCGGCGGATGAGTAGACATTTGTAGTCGGCCCATCAGCTGTTTTTGGTAGCGAAATTGCTACCGCATTAACGGTAACGCTCTGAGGATCTGCTAACATTGGAAGCTCCAGTCTTTATTTACGCTGTTGAACAAACAGTCTATCTAGAGCCTTGAGCCGCCTAATGCGGCAAGGATAGACAACTGCATTGGTGAGAGAGAACTCTCACTAGTACCAAAACCGAAAGGATCGCCTACCACTCTGGTCTTTAGACTATGAGTTAAATAGGCGGTAGCAGTAAGCGGCACAGACGACTTACCGACACCGGTATCGACAATAAAATTGCCGGTAGCCGTGGTTTCGATAGTATGACGCTGTTCCCTCATAACATAGAAATAGTCCGCAGCCAAACGATCGGCTACGTCCGTTTCTAGATTTGAGATAACATCGCCCGCATTCGAAAACCAGTCGATAAGCCACGACCACGGAATCATATTATAAACGACGGACGGAGTTGGGTACAGACCGTAAAGGTATGCAATCACCTTCTTCCGCCATATGATATCACGCGGTCCCTCGGGTAACCAGAATCGAAAACGGGCAGATGCCCATACTCGATTATGGTGACGAGCTGTCTCACGCAGGTTTGGAATACCATCATACATCTGAGTAACTAATACAGGCTGAAAAGCCTCATAGGAACTTATTATATGCTGGTCCTGCAGCATTTCGTCGACAAGTAATATCCGTCGGCGAACTGGCTTACCTTCATCACGTAGGAGTTGGGCAAACTTCTTCTGTGACTTCATTTGAATGCTTACGCATTTCCTGATGTCGTTAAGAAGAGGTTTCCACCCGAATTGAAGAGCTAACCAGTAATTACTGGCGTCCTTCAACGCATGGTGGCTCAGTCTCTGTTGCAACATTCGCGGAACTTCTCTCAATTCATATATTGAGTTAAGCCCCGAAAAGACGGGCCTATCAGGCTTCATCTTCGAATACGCAGAGGGACCCCAAAAACTTCCATCGCCACTCGGATGTGCGGTATCGATCCAGTAAGCACTGAGTCGACCCTTATATTGGAGTTGCGTCGGGTAGCCTCCGTTAGATGTCATAATAGTAACATCTTCGGTGGGGGAGTGCGTAATTCTATCGTAGTAGGAAGTAAAAATCCCACCTACGTTAGTTCTATCCGGAAAATCCGGATAGCCGTATCTCCCAGAAGTATAGGTGTACTCATCGTTGTAGTCTATACGAGTAGCCCTTGGCGTAGTAGTGCCAAAGACATTATCGTAAAAATAGCCTACCTCGGGGTAAGTAGCACCGACTCCTCTAGTTTTTAGCATTGATGAACCTTTCAACGTTTTGGTGGAGTGTCCGTTAGAACGTGGAGTGGCCCCAAAGGGGTCAC